CAAACTATACTGCTACTGAAATCCTACAAAATAAGAAGATTGGACCTGATCCAGACTTTGTAGTTGATCTTCCAGAGCCTTTGTATATTTCTCTTTCTGCGATTCCTAACTCCTATTTCGCGACTGCTAGCTCTCTAAGTGCCCAAGTCCCAGCGAACGGAATCACTTCCATGCAACTTGTCAATGCTTCAACTTACTTCCAGTTGACAGCATTCAGTTCGGATTTGACTGGACTATTCCAAGAAACTCCTAGACAGACATTCACTATCCAGTGTGAACCACAAGATAATGTGACATCATTCAACAACATGTTTGACTATGATGTTCTTGATTATCGTAAGGTTATCGACGTTGTGAGCTTTGAAGAAGGCACATCTAATGGCATCAACACTCTGTTCTCTCTTGAACAGACGATGGCACAACAGACATATTTCTCCTACGCTCTAGGGAATTTCGGATTCGACCTTACGACTTGGCACGTTTTGAAAGACTTGCAAGACACTCGCGAAAAGATGCTTGCGATAAGAAGAGATATCAAGTTCGACAATAGAACTCAATACTTGCAGATGTATCCACAACCAAAGGCGACACAATTCGTTGGTGTCTTAGAATGCTATGTGGAACGTCCTATCCGCGATGTCGTCAAGGAGAAGTGGGTATCTGATTACGCTACTGCTCTCACTAAGATAATGTGGGGAAGAACCCTAACTAAAACCATGTCAGTTCAATTGCTTGGTGGTGGCATGTTCAACGGGGACAATGTGCTATCTGAAGGTCTGGAAGAAAAGGAACGCCTAGAAACTATGCTAGTTGAAGGTGGATTCGGTGACTTTGATCCAATCGGTATGTTCATCGGATAATGGCTTTACCTCTCAAACGTGACTCTCGGTTCCATCAGGGAACCTACGAACCAATCTAAGTTCATAGGTAAGGAATGTGTGTTCCGAAGTGGACTGGAACTTAAGTTCTTTCGCTTCTGCGATGCCAACCCAAATGTAGTCAAATGGGGAAGTGAATGTGTCACTGTTCCTTACTACGACAAGGTTCAGCAGAAGAATCGCACCTACTATATCGACAACTATGTGGTCATAAAAGAGGGAGATAAGCTTGTGAAGTATCTTGTTGAGGTCAAGCCGTCAAAGCAAACCAAAGCCCCTAACCCTAAGTCTAGGATGAAGAAATCTAGTCTTCTATTCGAGCAAGCTCAATTTCTTACCAATACCTGCAAGTGGGATGCTGCAAAGGAATATGCTTCTAAGATAGGAGCAAAGTTCATCATCATCACCGAAAAGGAGCTAAACACTTAACTTTTGGTAGTCAATCAATAAATAACAACATGGCATTAAAACTAAAGTTGATCGACAGTCTGGAAGAAGTTGCTGCTCTACCATTATCCCATAACTCATTTCAGAAATGTTCAGGGATTTATATCATTAAGAATACAATAAACAATAAATTGTATATTGGGGAAAGTGTGAATATATGGCATAGAATGTATATTCATAGAAGCAAAAATAGAAAACAGGTTATAAGCAAAGCTATTGCCAAATACGGAATTGAGAATTTTGAAGTGTATGTAGAATATCTACCAAGCTTCACAAAAGATGAATTATTGGTGTTGGAGCAATATACAATAGAGAAAATGGATAGTTTGTGCCCAAATGGATATAATGTCTGTCCGGTTGGTCGTAGTCACCCCAATAGAAAGGGAATATCCAGACCAACTAGAACAAAAGATTGGTGCGAAAATTTATCTAAGAGTTTGAAAGGTAGAATAATTTCAGATGAAACTAAACAAAAAATGTCAGCTTCGAGGATGGGTAAACAATTATCAGATGAAACAAAGAGCAAAATTTCCCTGAAGCATAAGGGGAGAAAAAGATCGCCAGAAAGTTCTCAAAAATCTAAAGAAAACCATCCAAAAAGGCGACCAGTATTGCAGTATACTATGGATGGTGAATTTGTAGCCGAATATATGTCATTGTATGATGCCGCGAGAGCTACTGGTGGAATAGCCACGAATATTTCCGAAACATGTAAAGGACGATATAATTCTTGTGTCGGATTTATATGGAAATTCAAAATATAATGTTAAATACGATATATGAGTTTGAAGCTTAAGCTAATTTCAGAAAATCCTGATCTATTCGATAGATTTGAATATCTAGAGGAACAATCCAATAGGAACTCACCCTCAACGCTTTATGTTAAGGGTCCATTCTTGGGAGCTGAAATGGTCAACAAGAACAAGCGTCTCTATAAGATTGACGAAATGAGAAACGAAGTCAATCGTTACATTGAGGAAATGGTTACACCGGGTAGAGCGATGGGAGAATTGAATCACCCGACATCCCCTGATGTTAATCTTGAAAGAGCTTGCCACCTTGTAACTGAACTATACGAAGAAGACAATACCTTCTTCGGTAAGTCCAAGGTTCTATCAACTCCAGTCGGACAAATCCTTCGCGCTCTCATCAACGATGGAGTTAAAGTTGGAATGTCTTCTAGAGCATTGGGTTCCCTTGAAGAAGGTGCTGGTCACAGCATTGTTCGTAATATGCACCTAGTTGCTATCGATGCGGTCGCTGACCCATCATTCCCGAAAGCTTTTGTGAATGGAATCTTGGAGTCTAAGACCTACGTTTTGGAACAAGATGGATCATTCGAAGAACTTTACGACAACTTCAGTAAGTCACTCCGCACGCTTCCAAAGCATGAAACCGATCATTATTTGAGAGAACAGATCCTCAAATTCATTAACTCTCTTCACATTTAATAAATAACGATATGAGTAAAAAGAAGACAGGCACTTTTACCAAAAAGGGTTCCCCTGAACGCAGAAAGACTGCTCCACCTACACAAGTCCACAAAAAGGGCAAAGGTGCAGGAAGTTATGATCGCAAGAAAGAAAAGGACACTTTTGACGAATCTACTGAGATTGGTAATTTCGTAGAAGCGATTATGGAAAAAAATTATGCCGAAGCGTATAAATATTTGAGCAGCGTAGTTGAGTCTAAGCTTCAGGCTAGAATTGCAAAAGAAGTATCAACTCCATTATTTTAATATGAAGATCAAAGATTTACTAAATGAAGATGTTAAGGGACTTCTAACAGAAGAATCCCTAACCGCGATTCAAAATGCGTTCGACGGAAAGGTTGAACTTGCTGTTGAAGCTGCACTAGAAGCGCAAGATGAAGTTTATTCTGAGAAGCTTCAAACTCTAGTCACTACAATTGACCAAGACCACAGCAAGAAGATGCAACGTGTCATGAAGTCAGTTGATAACGGTCAAGCTAGCAAGCTTGTCAAAGTTGTCAAGATGTATGAAAGAGACCTAAAGATTGATGGCTCCAAGTTCAAGAAGACTCTTATCGGAAACATCTCTACCTATCTAGACGAATACATCACTGAATGTATCGCTACTGAAGATATCCAAGCTGCATGTAAGAATAAGACTGCTCTTAATGTTCTCGAAAACCTACGCAATGTTCTCTCTATCGATACTGTCATGCAGAAGAAGAGTGTTCAAGAAGCGATCCTAGATGGTAAGTCACAATTGACTGCACTACAAAAGGAGAACGCAGAACTTAAGAAGGGTTTCAAAGCTCTATACGAAAACAACGAATCCGTTAAGAAAGAACTATTCCTTGAATCCAAGGTCTCCAAGTTCTCTGACGAGAAGAAGAATTTCATCAAGAAGACTCTATCAGGTAAGTCCCTAGAGTTCATCGAAGAAAATTTTGACTATGCTACACGCCTATTCGATAAGGCTGAAAAGGGTAAACTAAAAGTTATCAAAGAAGAAGCTATCGAAAACCGTAAGGTCAAGCCAGATTTTGTGAAGACTCCTGAAAAAGTTATCACAGAAAATGTAAATAATAATGACGACGCAGTTGACCCATATGTCAGCGTGCTGTCACAGGTAAGAAAGTTTTCCTAATAATCTCACCAAGAACCAATGAGGCTGACAACAGCCTGAAAATAGAAAATAAGTCACACATATGAATATCCCTAATTCCCAAGTTAATGATCGCAGCCTAGATGGGCTAGTGAAAAAGTGGAGCAAAGTTTTGGACTATAGCTCAGAAGCAATTCCAGCTATCCAAAACGAGCACACCTATCGCAGCACAGCTATGTTGCTCGAAAACCAAGAGAAGTGGTGTATCCAAGAAGCGAACAGCAACAGTGGTGGTGTTTTCGGTGCTACAGCAGCTAGCGGCTATTACAGCCCCGGCTCCCTAACAAATACCGACTCATACGCAACTGGAGACGCTCGCCTTCCTAAGATTCTCATTCCTATGATCCGACGCACTTTCCCTGAATTGATCTCCAACGAAATCGTTGGTGTTCAGCCTATGGGTGGTCCTGTTGGTCTAGCCTTTGCTCTAAGATATGCTTACCAAGCCGATGTGCTTGGAACAGGTATCGACGGCAAGACTGTTCCAGTTCCATCACCTAACGTCCGTGCAAACGGAACTGCAAACCTATCAGGTTTCGCAGGGTTGAACGCAACTGAACTTGGTTATCAACTCCTTGACACACGCTTCACAGGAACATCTTCCGCTGCTCTATCCGGTCACGCTACCGAATGGGTCTTCGCAGATCAAGATCGTGGAGTTGCTGAACTTCTAGCTAACTACGAATTGACAGGTAACATCCCTCAAATCGAGTTGAAGTTTGAAAAGACAGCAGTTGAGGCAGGAACACGCAGACTAGCAACAAGATGGGCAGTCGAATTGGAACAAGACATCAAGAACATGAACGGCATCGACATCGATGGCGAACTCACAAACGCGATGAGCTATGAAATCCAAGCCGAAATTGACCGTGAAGTTGTTATGCGTATGATCCAAGCCGCGTTTAACGCTGGTTTTGGAGCAG